TTTCGGGATATTGCGCCTGCCTGTTCCTCACATCTTCCGCTTCCGGCTTGAGCTGTTGCCCTTCATTCTCCTTTTCGGCGATTTCGGGTGTAGGCGGCGCAAGTTCCAGCTGTATCTTTCGGTCAAGGGCGGCAAGTTCGGACTTCAGATGTTTCAGTTCTTCCTCCTTTTTCCACACCTTACCCGCTATCTCCTGCAACTGCGGTATCTCCCTTTCCAGCACCTCGTCCACTTATCAATAATTCATTGAGGATGGAATTGCAAACTCTGTCTTTGTTGCCACTTAGCCTGCATCTCCCTTGAAAGTTCCACTATTTCCCGGCTCAGTTTCACAAGGTCGATGGTACACTTCTCCAGCTTGTAGAGCAACGCCATCGCCTTCTTCTCAGAGAAGTGGATGCGCAGTTCCTTGACCACCTGATTGTAGTTCGTGCCAACGGCACGGAATTGGGCGTGGAAGTCCGACAGCTTGGTGTAGTAGTCCACCAGCGTCTTGTCCACCTTCAGCACCTTGAACTTCTGACCGAAGAAGTGCGCCTTGAGAAAGACGGCTTTCGCGTACACGTTAGATTCCTCGTACATCGTCAGGAACCTGTTCCATTCCACATCGTCAAAGCGCACCATCACACAGTGCGTCTTCGGGTTCAACTTGGGATTTCTCCCATACTTGCTCTTCTTTTTCATGCTTCTTATTTTTTTAATTTTATGGCTTGTCCATTGTCTAATCTCCGATTAAAGAACCACGAAATTATCCGACTGCGGAGGATAATTCTGCCCACGGCAGTGAAGGTGTTTTCAGTTACTTAGAATTATTCGGGTAACTGAAAATATATCTTGCTATGTCTTTGAAGACATAAGAATCCTCCGCCTGTCGGATTGATTTCCGAGTGTAATAAATCACTTTGGGTATCGGTTAAGCCGATGAAGTGTATTCACCGACCTGACCGATTCTACCGTAATCCCGTCAGAGCTTGCGCCACAGCTCGATGTCATTCCTGTAGGTATCGAGGTGCAGGCGGACGAGGTTCTCAATCAGCCCCGATGCGCTCATACCCTTTCCTCCGAGGTAGCGGACAATTCTGTCCAGTTCATCACGCATCGTCTCACTGACGAACACAGGCTTACGGTTGACAATCTTGGGGACTTGGAGATAAGTGGTGCGGTATTCCTCCAGTGACAGCCTGCGCTGCTTGCTGCTGACGCGCTTCTGTGGCGTTGCCGTTTCCTCAACCGCCACACCTGAAGGCTCGTTCGTCACAGCGGCCTTTGTTTCCTCCGTTACGGTCTTGCCATGTTGCTCCGGCTCATCCGGTTCCAGACCGATACGCCTGTAGAGGTCATTCATTGACTTGGGAGTGTAGGATTCCTTGCGTCCCATTTTTTCCACGATTTCACGAGCCTGCTGCTCTGTGATGTTTGGTTCTCTCTTCATTGTAAAAAACAAATTGATTAAGTTATTGAATGTGGTCTTGGTAAGCACCTCGACCGATTATCGTGAGCAAAGTAAGATGCTTCAGTGCAGTCTGTCAAGCACTTGGATTCTGCTCGGCATTTTTGTGTGGTTTTGCTTTATGGCGGTTGCTAAAGCGGTGCGGACTTCACCGTTTTTCCGGATATGAATGTCCGAATGAGCAAAGGCTCAACCACGAGCGATTTTTAATTAAGCCCTTATTTGAGTTTCGGCTTCCCCCTCTAAAATCCGAAATTAAGGTGACAGTGATAATCTGTACCCTGGACAACCACTGCCACACCAGTGCAACATGCTGCCACTTTTGAAAAACTCATTGTTATGTAGCGGATTATAAATTCCTTTGCGGCAAAAGGAACAATAACAACTAAAAGAAAGACTATATGGAAATCGTATCAATTGAGAGAAAGACCTTTGAGGAACTGGTCGCCAAGTTCGACCGCTTCGTCCGCCGTATGGATGCCATCTGCCATCGGCACGGCGAAAAGAAAATGAGCGAGTGGATGGACAATCAGGACGTGTGCCGGATGCTCAACATCAGTCCACGAACATTGCAGACGCTTCGGGACAACGGAACTTTGGCATACAGTCAGATAAACCACAAGACCTATTACCGTCCCGAAGATGTGCAGCGAATCGTCTCCATCGTGGAGGACAGGCGAAAGGAAGCAAGGTTCAAAGGGAGAACTATATAAACCAAGTATAGTACATCAATGATAATACCACTAAAATCCAAAGCGTATGAACGAACTGATTAACAAAGAAAACGAGTGGATAATCCACTTCATGGGCAGTCTCGACCGCCTGCTTGACAACGTAGAGCATCTGACCACAAACTACCGTCCGACACTGAACGGGGAGCGTTTCTTCACCGACAAGGAGGTGTCGGCACGGTTGAAGGTAAGCCGCCGGACACTTCAAGACTATCGCAACGAGGGACGGATAGCCTACATCCAGTTAGGTGGCAAAATCCTCTATCGTGAATCCGACATCGAAAGGATGCTGGCTGACAGCTACCGTTCCGCTTACCGACTGACGGCAACCTGATTTTCTTGAAAGAGCGCCGTTTGCCGTCTGCCCTAAGTTTGCGGCAGCAATGGAACTTCGGCTGAAAGAAAAAAGGAACGGCTTACGGATGAAGCATCAATGTTTAGCTTCGTCTGTAAGCCGTTCCTTCTCTTTCTTCTGATTTCCCGTCAGTCGCTTGTTTCCGTTGCCGGATGCCCCAAATGCGTGTGGCAGGCAGTGGCAAGGTTTTCGGGCTGAATACACTCAACCCCGTTTGAGGAAGATTCTGCCCGAAACGGCTCTGCCGCCCGACCTTGCCGATGCCGTCAAAGCCATGCGCTACCTTTGCATCCGAGTATCGGGAACAGGTGACTGATGGGATGAACCTTAACTATACCATTTACTGCCCTTGCTACAAGAAAAGAATAATGTAACTGGGCTTTCTTTCTTGGTGGTACTGATTTCACTTATTACGAACCGCCTGAACAGGATACTTTCTCTACTGCATATCCTGAATGCAATGGCTATAATCATTTCAAGGCTGTAAACGTCATAACTGATACCATCAGTTTGCCTGATATATCGCATTGTATCAGCTTCGCTCAACTCCTTGTTTTTGTAGATTACCCGTGTCGCCTTGCGGATGTCGCACGAGAATACCCCGAACAGGTCGGCAATTTCAAATTTGGTCATCCATACAGGTGCGGTCGGTATGGTTACTGCACCCGTTTCACTGATTGTGATTATTCCTCTGCTCATAATTCATTTATTTTATGATGATTATTTACTGTTTCTTCTTTTCGACAGCCGATATTTCCTTTCTGCGCTCTATCAGCCTGTCCATATCCTTAGAGATTTTATCATCGGTTATCCGTGCATATCCCTGTGTCGTCCTGATATTGGAATGTCCCATCATCTTGGCGATACTCTCAATCGGAATGTCCGCAGAAATCAGGAATGTTCCGAAGCTGTGCCGACTTTGATGATAGGTCAAGTTTTCCTCTTTTCCTATGGTTACTCCCAACTCGTGAACCTCAAACCATAGGGCATCACGGTTGGGAAGAGGAAACACGGGCTTCTCATCATCTGTTGTGTTATACAACGACAATATCTGCTCCGCTATGGGATGCAAGGGTATGAACGCCTCAACCTTTGTCTTCTTGCGGTTGACGCGGATATACCGTCTTCCCTCCGCATTTGTTCCGATATGGTGGGGATGAAGAAGCTTGATGTCCACATACGCCAGTCCCGTCAGGCTCGAAAAGATAAAAGCCCGTCTTGCCAGTTCCATCCGCTTGTCATACATCGGTGTGGAAAGTATCTTCCTGAACTCCTCGCGGCTGATGTACCTGTGCCTTGCCTCCGGCTTTGTCTCATACTCCAAGTCCTCGCAGGGATTTACACGGAGAATCTCCTTATCGACGGCAAGATATAGCAAACGGTTCAGCCAACGCAGGCAATGATTGGTCTGTGAAACCCCGAAGTTCTTGCATTTCTTCAAGTGGGCTTTGTAGGACTTGCCGAAATCCTCCGTCACTTCTTCAAGAGGAATATCTTTTCTCCCGATAGACGCTATAAAGTCCGTCAGGTACTTTTGGTAGTACATTGAAGCCCGATAAGAGGATGTGGAACCAATCTCTTCGGAATGCTTCTTCAACCGCTCCCGTTCCCATTCACCCATCTGCAGAAGGGTAGTCGGATGAATATTATTCAAGGATATATGGTTTTTCAACATCTCGGCACTGACCACGCCTTGCGATTTAAGTATCTCGGCATAGGCTTCCTCCGTCAGACGCAGGTATTCCCGTAAGCGGTTGTTCTCCCTGATGGTCTTTATCTCATTCTTCCTGCCGTTCCAATCTTCGGGGCGGCAATAGATACCGGTACTTATGGCGGTCTGCTTGCCGTCAATGGTTATACGGCAGAGTACGGCGGTCGTACCGTCAGCCCTTACCTTGCTGCGGTTGATGTATGGCAATAATGAAAATGTGCTTCGCATATCGTTGTTTGGTTTATAGGGTCAGTTTGAAATCTTGGGTCGCTTCTATGAACTTGTCCATGTCCTCGAACAGTTTTTTCGGACTGACACGGGCATACACCTGAGTGGTGGAAATGTCGGAATGCCCCAGCATCCGGCTGATGGTTTCAATCGGCACACCCGCTTCGAGCGTGATTAACGAGGCAAAACTGTGCCTCGCCTGATGATAGCACAAGTCGTCTTTAATGCCAGCCAATGCCGCCAACGCCTTCATGTGTCTTCGGAGATTTGGCCAATGCAATAAAGGGAACAGTGTGTCCCTGTCCTCACTGTGATACTTCTCAATCAGCGCAACCGCTTCGGGCAACAGTTTCACGCTGGCACGGAGTTCGTTTTTCTTTCTTCGATACTTCAGCCACAAAGCCCCGTCCTCATCCGTATATAGATTCTCATGGGTAATCGAGACAACATCCGCATAACAGACCCCGGTGTAGCACCCGAAGAGAAACATATCCCTTGCCAACATATGGGATTTGCGGTAAGCAGGTATTTCCACATCCCGGATTCTCTCAAAAGATTCACGGCTCAATGCCCGTGGTGTCGTTTCAGTCTTCTTCGGCAAGGTAAAATGCCGGAAGTGGATTCTGTCGGCATAGCCATCCTTATACGCCAGACGGCATATCTTCTTCAAAATGGCAAGATGATGGCGGACGGTATCTATCGCATATCCCTTGTTTTCCATGGCGAATGTCTGATAGTCGTGGATGAACTGTTCCGTCAGTTGCCCGAATGCCAAATCCTTGACCTTGTACTGATGCTTGATGAACTCTCCGAGTGTCAGACGCATATAGTGATAGCCGGGATAAGTCCCTTTCGCACGGTCAATACCGATACGGGCTTTGAGGTCATCACAGACGACATCCGTCATTCGCATGAGTGTCATCTGTGTTTCCATGCAGCCTTGAAAATGATTCTTCACATCCGTGGCATCAAAATCCACTTTACGGCTCACAAGGTTGTCGAAGGCGTTGTTCACCGCCAACAGCAACTTCTCAATCTTGGCATTGGTTTCCACCGCCTCTTTGCCCTTGCCGTTCAGACGGCTTTCACGTGAATTCCACAGTTCGGGAGTACAGGACAGCTTGCAACTGAACTGCGCCATCGTGCGGTTCACGGTGATGCGTCCCATGATGGGAGCCTTGCCCGACTTATCCAGTCCGCTCTTTTTGAGGTAGAGCAGCACCTTGAATTTTTCTACTTTCATACGCTTATATTTTTAAGTGCAAATTTACTTGCCATATAAGCGTTCCTTGATACGCAAAACACTGTGTATTAACGCAAACAAAACAGTGAGGATTTCTTTTTATCGCTTGCCGTTACCTGTTCCCGTTTCGGTAACTGCCCGGCTAACGGTTTGGTAACTGAACAACTTCAATATTCCGTTGCCGTTTGCATTTTCTCAACTTTGCAAAATACTGAAATATCGCTTATTCCTAACGGGTTACGTTTAATCTTTACCTGTTCGCTGTCGCTTGCTTTGCCATGTATATTCCACATGGCCCGGCACACGTTCGCCACCACTATCACGCTATCGCACGGCATCCCCATCGAGACGGTCAGCAAGATGCTGGGGCATGCCTCGCTCACCATCACGCAGCTGTATGCCAAGATTGTGGACAAAAAGGTGATGGACGACATGGCACAACTCAAAGAGCTTTATGCCAACAAGGGCAAGGAGGGCGACAATCATGCAAGTAATCAATAAACATACATTATCAATATGAAGAAGAGACTTTTTGAACAGAATGCCCTGCAGGCGGCAGAATGCCTGACGGAAATGACAGATAAGGAGTATCTGCGCAGTGCGGACGTGACACGTATATTCTCTATCAGCAACTCCACGCTGAAGCTGCTGCGGACGAAGGGCGAGCTGCCTTGTTACCGCTTCGGGAAAACCTATCTGTACAAGCGCGAGGAGATAGAGGCGTGTCTGGTGAAAATCATAGCAGGAAAGGAGTGAGTATGGCTAAGCAGGGTTTCAGTTACTACAAGGCGGAGACGGACCGCTTTCAGGACATCAAGATAAAGCGCCTGAAGAAGAAGTACCGTTGTGCAGGGTATGCCGTCTATCAGTACGTGCTCAACGAGATTTACCGGGTGAGGGGCTACTGCCTGACGTTCACCGAAGACCATCTTTTCGACGTGTCCGAATACTGGGACATTGAGGAGGAAGAGGTGACGGCCATCATCGGCTACTGCGCCGAGATAGGGCTTTTCGACAACCGGCTGTGGCAGGAGAAGGGGGTGCTGACGGCCAGGAGCATACAGACGCGCTACATCGACATCTGCAAGGTGTGCAAGAAGACACCCGCCATCGAGGAAGACCTACGGCTGGTTGAAACGGAGAAAGCCGCCCAGGCGCCGGAACCGTTGCCGCAGCTTTTCCCGAGGGAAGAGTTGCCGCCGATGCGGATTATCCCGAAAGCCGAGGGAGGTGCAGTGCCGAAAGCCGTTACCGATGTGCCGGGAACCGCTGCGCCGGTGCCTGCCGTTCCGGCTGTAACCGCACAGACGGAAACGGGGGCAGAGGGCGTTGGGAAGCGGGTTCTGTTGGAGCTGGAAGCAAAGGAGGAGGAAGCGTTTCCGGAAGATTTCCAGAAATTTCCGGAAACTTCTGGAAACTTCTCAGAAGAATGCGACAAATCTATTAAGAGTTATGCTAATAAAAACTCCTCCTCAAACTCCCCCTCAAGGGAGGAGGAGGAGAGAGCTTCGCATTCTTCGGGGAAGGAGAGACTGCAGCTACTGTTCAGGTCGATGAGCATTGCCCCGGATGATGTCCGCTGGATAGGCACGATAGAGGGCATCGATACCGACGGCTCGCCGCTGTGGGCGCTGGCCGACGAGGTGCGGCAGAGCCGGGGCAGGCTCACGGTGTGCAGCTACCTGCTGCCTTCGCTTCGCTCGCTGGTGGCGGCGGGGCGGCTCACGGTAAGGCGGCAGGCGGCCGACACGTCCGAAGAATTGCGGCAGATGCTGCGGCAGGTCAAGGTGCCGAGCTACGACCTCGAACGGGTGCTCGAGGCGGCGCAAGGGCAGGAGAGGGCGTTGCGCGAGGCAATCGACGAAGTGCGGAGGTCGAAGGGCAAGATAAACATGCCGGCAAGGTACATCCTCTCGAAGCTGCGGAAGGCGGTGCCTGCCAAGGCTTCGTGAGGGGGGAAGCCGGAGACAAAGTGCGCTCCCGGCGTGTGTGTCGTGAGCGAAAACAGTGGAAAAACGCTCATGTGGTACGCCTCATGAGCAAAAAAACATCGAAAATGACGAATGGACAACAGACGGCAGCCGCTCCGATTAGCGGCAAGTACTACCCTCGCAAGATGGCGCACGGGTGGTGTGTGGCACACCGCATCACGGCATGCGGAGTAACGATTGAGCGCTTCGGCGTGAAGTACCGGACCTATCGGGAAGCTTTCGAGCGTGCCGGGTGGATGAACCGTGAGGAAGCGGCGGCAGCGCTTCGGGCAGCGTCCGGAAACGGGAAGGAGATACGGCCATGAGCACGGAGAAGGTATCGACACTCACCCTGCGGCTGACAGCGGAGGAAGCGGAGCAGTTGGAGCGGCTGAAGGCGCTGGTGGGTAAATCTACCGGCAGCGAAGCGCTGAAATACGTGATGAAGGAGTATCCCCGTTTCTGTGCCCATTATCGGGAGGAAGCGAAGCTGCGGCGGGAGAGGGAGCAGGAGTTTACCGAGATGCGCCGCGCGTTGTGCGGTTATGTCGAGGCACTGCAACGGTTGCAGGCGGTGGCGTTGAGGGAGTAGTGCTGCCACCCGTCGTGCACGGAGCATCCGGCTCTTCGTCCGCCCCTGCCCCCAATGCACGCCGCCAGCCCGCAGGCGGGCACCCAGGCAGCACGCAAAGGGTGCAGCGGCTACGGCGGTACTCCGTCGCGGGCATAGGCAGGGGAGATGGTGTTGCCGCGCGGGCTTCCGGCTTCTGTGGCCGTGCCGCCTCCCCCTTTGGGATTGCTTGTACACGGCGGGGCAGGCCGCCCTGGGGCAGTGTTGCCGCGCTCTCGGTATCGTCGGGCCCGTCGCCCGCCGATGTTACGGCGACCGTATGCTCCAGTGGTATTGCCTTTTTTCTCTGCCGGGGCAGAAAAAAGAGAGAGGAGGGCGAGTTTTTATAACATAATAAGAATATTTTTCAGCCGGGCGCTTCGCTTGATTCCCGGCTGCGCTACGCTAAAAATATTCGCTATTATGTTAACAATACGCCCTTGCTTCTACGTCAGCGCTCCCTCCGGTCGTCAGAGCTGCCGTAATATCGCAGTTCCTCGCCCCCACGCCTGGGGTGGAGGCATCTCCCTCCGGCTTCGCCGGGCTGCATGCTCCCTGCGGAGCGTGTCTCTGTGCGCCGCCTGCCGTCCGGCCAAGCCTTGGGGTGTGTCCGCGAAGCGGCCAATACCTTTCCCACCGGCTTCGCCGGACGATGCCGGGCAGTCTGCACACATCTTTGCACACACATCGGGTAGTTATCGGGTACCCCTAACTATACTTATATATAGTCTTGGCCTGCAATCCGTGGCATTCCGTACAAAAAGACGTACCTTTACTGATGTAAATCAAACCTTTATGCTTATGACCTCCGACGTTTTCCGCACATCCCTACGCAACACCGACACCTGCCGTCCTGCATCCGGCATTGCCCGTCACCCTGCCGCCCGCCAGCTGGAGAACCGTTCCTACGGTTTCAAGGAGCTGGCCGTGCTCTACTTCCCCAACATCGCGCCGGCAAGCGCCAGCATCCGCCTGAAAGCCTGGATAAAAGACAGTCCCGAACTGCTGCAAGCCCTCGACGAAACCCACTACCACCTGACGGCCCGCGTACTGACACCCCGGCAGAAAGACCTGATAGCGGTTGCCTTCGGCTCCCCATTCTGACGTTCTGCCACTGCGTTTGCCACCTATACCTTTATACAGTAACCCCAACCTTCAGCACGCTCATGACACAACCCGCTATCGTTTCCCAACCCATTGCAGCCGCCACTGCCGCAATGTCTACCGCCAATCTGCCGACGCTCCGTCTGGACTGTAACCGAAACGTCAACCTTATCGTAGTGCACTGCACCGCTTCCCGGTGCGACCGCCAGCTTACCCCGGAAAGCCTCGACCGCCTCCACCGGCAGCGGGGTTTCACCGCCTGCGGCTATCACTTCTACATCACCCGGGAAGGCACCGTATTCCCGATGCGCCCTCTCGATACTGTCGGCGCCCATGTGCGGGGCTTCAATGCCCACAGCATCGGCATTGCCTACGAAGGCGGTCTGCAGCCCGACGGGGCCGCCGCCGATACACGTACACCGCAGCAACGCGAAGCGCTGCGCTTCCTCATCCGGCAGTTGCTCGTTTTGTACCCCAAAAGCACCGTCTGCGGCCATCGCGACCTCAGTCCCGACCTGAACGGTAACGGCGTCATTGAGCCGCAAGAGTGGCTCAAGCAGTGTCCCTGCTTCGACGCCTCCACGGAATATGCTCCGCTTTGCGCCGAGGCCTTCCACCGCAACGGGTGACAGAACCGCACGAAAAACACACTCATCCGTACACAACCACACATAGCGGCCGTGGCTATTCCACTGCTCCGTACCTTCGCCAGCGAACATTTAAAACGTGATACCGCTATGAAAACCGCTTTGAAATGGACACTCAGTGTCCTGAAATTCGTATTTACAAACGAGAGTTTCCGCAACTTCATCGCCTCCCTGCTGGGAAAACCGGGTGATAAAAAAGCTGGGAACAAGTAGCCGCCCGACGTGAGTTCCGGAGGAAGCCGCCCCATCACGGAGCGGCTTTTTCGTGCCCGGACAGTAGGTAACAACCGGTAACAATGGTAACAGTCCGTAACAGTCGGGGTAACAACCGGTAACAATCCGGCATATATCTGCACAAATCAGCACGCATCCTCATGAACCGCCCGACTTTACGCGCGTACATGCGTACATTTGTTCTGCTTCTCCACGATGGGGAGGCGTAACATATACATCAACCCTTTAACCCCTATTTTACCATGTCTGTATCCTATTCCGTATCAGCCCGCAAGAATCCTGCGAAACCGCAGGAAGCCCCCAAGTTCTACGCCCAGGTGCAAGCTACTGACGAATGTACCTTTGACGTGCTTACCCGTGCCGCTGCCGACCGTTCCACCGTGACCAGTGCCGATGCCAAGGCCGTGATGGACAACGTGATGAACATTGCCAAGGAAAAGCTGGCCAGCGGTCAGATTGTCCGTATCAACGACCTCGGCTCCTTCCGTCTGGCCATTAGTACCGAAGGCGTAGAGTCTGCCGATAAATTCACCGCTGCCAACATCAAGAAGGCGCGTATCGTGTTTGTTCCCTGCAAGGAACTGAAGGACATTTGCAAGACATTGTCCTACAAGAAAACCTCTACTGTTGCAACCAAAGGCCAAGGCGGCTCCGAGGACGGTGGAAGTGAGAATCCCGGAGGCGGTGGAAGTGATGGCGACCAGGGCGAGAATCCGTTGGGCTAATCCTTCGTTTTCCACGCAAGAAACACTTGAAATCGTCCCGACGAAATGAAAAAACGTCGGGGCGATTTTTTTTTGTCCCGGCAGGATTTGAAAAAACGAAAGCAAAAAACGGCCGGGCGGTGCCGGGCGTATGGATATGTGCTGCCATGGAGACATTCCGGACATTTTTCCGTACTTGCCGCAGGATGATGTAGGGTTGAAAAACATAAGCTAATGCGATGTAAATGTAGATAGCGTTCAAAGAGAGTTACTCTGTGGATTTTCCTTCTTTTTCTTCACAAAGGTAGGCTCCGGCCGCCATGCAATCAAGAACCGGCTGCGCCTATCCGGAAGAAAAAAATCCTGAGCGCCGGGGCGGCGTGCGGTTTTTTCCTCCCGGATTTCTTGCTTGCATGCCGTCCTCCACCTGAATGGGGTTTAGAAAAAAAAGGAAAAAATGTGGTGGGCGTGCGCTGTGATGGTGCCGGTGTGCGGTTATCCCTGCCGTTTGGTGAGCCATTCGGCGGCTTTGCGCAACGTTGCGGCCAGCTTGGTCTTGTCGGTGGCGGCATCATCGAGGCGAAGCCTCCAGCCCGGTTTCTTGTAACGGCACAAGAAGAGTTCCTGCCCGTCGGGCGAAGTCTCCAGCCCGTAGGTGGACGTTTTCAGAATTCGGGTACTGTTGGGGTTGGTCATGGATGAAGAAGCCCGTCATGCCGATAGCGCAGCGTTTAGAGGTTTAGCAGCTCGTGTTCTTGGGCTTGCTCTTATGTTCCTGGTACCAGTAATACAATCCGGCTGCGTTGGCAACCACGATTATAAATGCAAACATTATCAGTGCTCCCATATTATACTCCTTCCTTTTTGTCGCGTACGAGGTACAAGCCCCAGCCCAGTGACAAGGCTACGGCAAGCGTACCTCCCGCGTAGATTATCCACTGTTGTTCCACTTCTCCGAAAATCGAGGTCAGCACCACGGCGGTGGTGATGTACTTGGCTATATCCATCAGCCATTTTCCCAATTCCTTTTTCATGCTTTTGTTTCCGTATTACAGTTATTGATGGCAGGGTGTCTCCCTATTTCAGTAACACAAAGATAGGCTTTTTTCTTGTAAATTCCTAATAATTAGTGTGAAAACTTCCCGTCTCTTGTGCCGCGAATGACGGATTGACAGCTTTTCCACCGCGCACGCCCACCACATTTTTTCCCTTTTTTCTAAACTTCCACCCAGGTGGAGGACGACATGCAAGCAAGAAATCCGGGAGGAAAAAACCGCACGCCGTCCCGGCGCTCAGGATTTTTTTCTTCCGGATAGGCGCAGCCGGTTCTTGATTGCATGGCGGCCGGAGCCTATCTTTGTGAAGAAAAAAAGGAAAATATACGGAGTAACTGCCCGATGGATATGCAGGGGTATGGGAGGCTTCCCGGCATCGTCCGGTGAAGCCGGTGGGAAAGGTATTGGCCGCTTCGCGGACACACCCCAAGGCTTGGCCGGACGGCAGGCGGCGCACAGAGACACGCACCGCAGGGAGCATACAGCCCGGCGAAGCCGGAGGGAGATGCCTCCACCCCAGGCGTGGGGGCGAGGAACTGCGATATTACGGCAGCTCTGACGACCGGAGGGAGCGCTGACGTAGGTACCGGTATTAAATATAATAATATTTATCGAGGGGAATAGCCGGCGCTTGCGACGCCCCCTCGATATGGATTATTATGTTGAATACTAAGAACCTCTCTCTTTTTTCTGCCTCGGCAGAGAAAAAAGGCAATACCGCTGGAGCATACGGCCACCGCAACATCGGCGGGCGACGGACCCGACGATACCGGGAGCGCGGCAACACTGTCCCAGGGCGGCCTGCCCCGCCGTGTACAAGCAATCCCAAAGGGGGAGGCGGCACGGCCACAGAAGCCGGAAGCC